CTATTAGATATATCATAATTTACAAATATTCCATTAGAAATACTAGAAGAAACATCTGAAAAAGATGACATAGGAAAATCTAATACAAAAATAGCTTCTGAAATCTTATTGTCATTACTGTAAGATTTAATTCTAACTCTTACATCTCTTAAATAATTAACGTCATTATATATAGAACTTGACAAATAAGCTAAAATATCGGAACTTAAATCATAATAACAATAATTTAAATTATCATTTAAGATTTTTATTACATTATTGTCAACATCTAAAAGCTCGACTGAAAAATTAGAAAAATTAGGATTACTAAAATCTGAAACAAGATTAGTTAATGGATCTAAAATCTGCCATTCTAATCTAGTAATTGGCAGATTGACCGATCCTTTAGCCATCACTATTAATGGAAAATTTAAATAATCAGGATCTTGATCAGGAGAAAAACTGTAATCATTTTGATTATCAACGTTTACTAAAGATATATTCGATTTAAGATTTATGATCTTAAATGATTTATTGCTAATATTTTGTGCTTGAGTAAACATTTTATAAGAAATTATCGTTTTGGCCTAAAGCGTATGCTCGCATGAACTCATAAGTTGAATCTGCTTCTAAATTAGGAACAACTATTGTAAAAGTAGTTTTATCTCCAAGTTTCCAGCGAATACTAATTTTTTTAGAGTTTAAAATATATTCTATTAATAATCCTTTTATTAAATTTATATTATATTTATCCGACGCTACTTCTAAAATAGCAGTAACATTAACAGTTATTACACTAAATAAAGTTGCAATTTGAGCGTCACTGTAATCTATTCCAGAAAATATATAATCATACTGAGTATTAAAATCAAAAATTGTCTTTTTATTTAAAACAACACCATCATCTCCCTGAATATCTCCAGAAGTTAAATTCGATAAAATATCAAAAGGCTGTTTAATTGTAGAGTTAGCTGCGTTATCAGAATATAAAAGTTTATTAGAAAGATTATCTCTATTGTCTATATAAGAAAATTTAGTTTTAACATATTCAATCGCAGATATTTCAAATTCAACAGGATTATTCTCTTTTATACCGACTATTCTATATTGTTTAGAATACAAAGTGTTTGTACTTGATGAATTTTGTTCGTATATCCACAATGTAGATGGATTAATTGTATAAAAATTTTCTTGAGCATTTACATCATCACCAGTCCCTGTTGTCTTTAATGTCACTTTTGTTCTAAAACTTCCATCTAAACCAACTGCTAAAACTTTATATTTATAAATATATGTGGAATTTAATTGATTTATTTGCTCTTCAGTTACTCCATTTTGCTGCAAAGATTTAGCATTTAATTCATTAATAGATAAACTTTTCTTTGGTACTATAAAACTTAAAACATCGTTTACTTTGATAAAATCGCATTTATTATCCAATACGATATCATTACCATCAATTTTTACGACTCTTCCGCCATAACGATTTGTTAATTTTAATGTATCACTAATTGTTATTATATTTCCTGGAGCTAACAATAGACATTCAGGACCAGCTTGAAAACTAACCAATTCCTGTTCAATTTGATTCGTGACTAAAAACCATTCGCCAGTTCTTTTCGCTTGTGATTTAGAGGTTACTCCAAACCCTAAAATATCCTTTTCAACATAACCATATTTTTTAATATTGATTTGGTCTTCAACGTATACGGTTTTATCTTTAAATCCATCAGAAGCATCTGAATATGTAACTTTAGCTACTGTATATCGCGTGTCTTTAGAAGATCCAGAATAATTAAATACGCCATTTTTAATATTGGAATTGTTAAAAATATAAGAAGAACCTTTTGGTGAATCGTTATCAAATTGAATATAATTATTTGACCAATAAATAATACCCTTAAAAATAGAACTTATATTATTAATTAAATTTATCGCATCTGTTTCTGATTTTAAATAAATATTTGAAGTAAATCTTGGCTCAACCAAATCTAAAAATGTATCAAATTTTTGAGCAGCAGATCCAGAACTTACAATATAATTATTTACCTCATCATCAGAAAAAACTTTTTGAGAAAAAATATAATTTTTAAAGTCTGTTATTTTTGACTGGTTATCGTTTAATATTTCAGCGTATAAAACATTTAAAGCTTCTGTAGAAGTTTTAACACCTCTTTCTAATAAATATGTTTTAACAGAAGCAAATTGAGAACAAATCTTATGTAATCCAAATGGATTAAATAAACGTAATTCTACTGCTGTAGGAGTAGTGCGAATGCTTCGTATTCTTTTTTTAAAACATTTATTAATAATAGATACTTGACCATCTTCATCTATTTCATTAAATTGCAAATTAAAAATTTGTAATTCCTGACCAATTTGAAACATTTCTGGAGTTATAACGGTTCCAGACGGTATTGTTAATGTTATATAATCATTAGTGTTATAAGTTCCTATATTTAATATTTTTAATGCTGGAAATTTAGAATTATTAAATGTGGGGACCATTTCATCGCAATATTTACCTATCTGATATATTGACCATTTATCCGCCAAACTCTCAGGAAAATTAAACTTTCCTAAACCATATCTGTTGTTGGTGATAATGTCATACAATATCCACGCTGGATTATCAGTCCATCTTAATAATGGATCGAATTCTCCGCTCCATATGTCTGTATACTGTTTAGCATCAGCGTCATAATTTTCCGGTACTTTTACTTGCAATAATTTTAAATTATATTGACGACTTGGTAAACCACCAAATCCTCTTGAATCAATTCCTGTTATAAAATAAGCAGAATTTGGATATTTAAAATTAGCGTTTACTATTTCTGTTATATCTGAAACAGCAATACTGGAAAATGTTTTTGTATCTGTTATATCTGGAGCGTTATTTAAACTGAATATTTTAACATAAGGAATTAAATTTTTATTAAAATCACTTATATCCAACACAACATCAAATTGATAAGGTGAAGAAGCTATACCTCTCACAACATGATAAATATAAATATTCTGATCTGGATTTTGTTTGTAACCTAATTTAATTCCAAAATGCGCTTTATTATAGAACATGCTACCATCACCACCTACATAATAAAGTGTGTTGATTTTTAAAGTTAATACTATAAAATCAGCATTTACATCTTTTATCTCATGATAAATACCAAAACATTCTTCAAATATTAAATCGCTAAACCCCGAAATATTAAAGACTTCATTTGCATCAGCATTAGGCGGCTTTATATATGAAAGATTTGATCCATTTTGCAAGCATAAATACGTGCTATGAATCTTAGATCTTGCATCTTGATAAACCCCTTCTCTAGCAACAGGAAAAACATTTTTATTTTTTATTAAATTGTATAAACCTTTATTATAGTTGAATATAACACCAGGACTAGAATAAGAAAATAATGCTTTTTGTCTGTTTATTGGAATAGCAGTTTGAAATTCTGAACCCACTTTTCCATAAATTTCAATTCTGCTATAGTTATAAGTATTATTTTTAGAATTTTTTACTGGATATTCATTTAGATATAAACCTTTTAAATTTTCATCATTATTTTCAGACTTATCAAATAAAACTAAATCATTACCTAAATCATCTATCAAACCAAAAATTGGACCTTCACCTATTAAATCTTGTAAAAACACTTTGCTGGCCGACTGTAATTTTTCTTGTTGGAGAACGAAAGGAGAAAAACTTTGATTTTGTAAGTAGTATTCTACTATTTTAGAACCAGCAGTAGAACCTGCATTTTGTAGCGATTTAATTTGCGCTTCAGGAGATATAGACGCAACAGTACTACTATTATTAAATGGAGGTTGTGTAATGGAATTCATAACAATTTTATTGTAATTTGTTAGTAATTATTCCTGATGAAGATCCAGAATTTGTAGATATTTCTGCTCCATTTTTATTATTTACCAAATCAATATCAAAATTAATACTAATACTACTCACTAAACTAGATCCAACTCTTAATTTACCATATCCTATAGCTATAGGAGTATTTCTAGCTACACTATTTTCTTTACTTGTAAATATAAATGATGATGTTTTTACTTGTTTTGGATCTTTTGGTGTTAAAAGTTTAGCTACTAAAAAACTAATACCAAAACTTATTAAAGAAACAACAAGAACACTTGCTACAGCAGCAATAACGACCGCTGTTGTTGATCCAGCAGCGGCAATTCCAGCAGCAGTTATCATGGCTGATGTTATAATTCCACTAAAAAGAGTGACTGGAATTAATTCTATTACTTTTGAATTCTTAACGTAAGAATCTATAAATTTAAAATTATCTATTAATTTACCATCGACAACGACAAGAAAACCTGATGTATTATTTTTTAAAGTTTTAGCGTATTTTCTTAATTTAGGAAAATTTGCAGATAAACTATTTAGCAAGTCTTGAAAACAAGAAGCCTTTACGTTAAACTTTGCACATGCAAGTTTTCTCAAAAGGCCATGTAATAAGATTTGTTTCATTTTTTATATTTACACTTAAATAAGCTTTATTATTTAAACTATATATTATAATAGGAATATCATAATTTTTAATAAAAAATAAATCATCATCAGATGGTTTCAAAATATAAAGATGACTATGGAATGATGCTAAAACGTTTTCACACCTCACTAAATCAATGTAAAATTCATAAATCGGCAAATATCTATTACAATCATTTATTTGCGATGCATATGTTTTAATTGATCCGTCCTTATAAATTAAACCTCCACTTTCATATGGATAGTTTGATAAGCAGTATGATTGAATAGTATTTAAGATCTTTTCAAACTGAATAGTCGAAAGGTCTTGTTCCAGGAAATCCACCATAAGGCAATCCTTTCGGATGATTATTCCATCTTAACTTACAACCAGTTAAATCTTTGGAGCAGCTATCTTTAACCCAATATTCTTTTTCTGTTGTCGGATTTTTTGCACCAACAGTTACTCCATTTATGGTATATGAAGCTCCATGAACCTTTATGCAAACATAAAAAGAATAAGATATGTTATCATCAGTTTTTTGTACTTTATCTCCAAAAAAATCATAATTTATCGAATCTATATATTTTATAAAATCTCCAGGATTATATTGTCCTGTTAATGGATCATATTGCCTAAAAGTTATTTGAGTCAATCCATAACCAGAATTTGAATAAAAAGCAACATTATTTTCATCGGCGACTGGCACTCCTTGATTAACTTTTCCATCCCATAACTGAGCGTTGTTTTCTGTGATAGTTTGATTATTAACTTTTATTGTTTGACCTTCAGGCCAAGGAATTTTTCCATAATTACATCCACAACCACGATAATTCCACGAACATAAATTATCAGAAATTTTTCTATTAGGAATTGTTTGATTTTCCACATCAATTGGGCTGCTCAAATCAAATTCAATAAAGTATTTATTTTCTTGGCGTTTTCTATTTACAATATAAGTTTCTTCATAAAAAGATTCACCATAACCTTTTACAGCATTTCTTTTAGCTCTGTATCCGAAAAATGGATTTACATTAGCTGAAAAATTAACGTCATCCAAATTTCTAACAAATATTTTTATGCGTTTCATTTTTGAGTTTATCAAATCATTTTTATTTTTTATATAGTCAGTTATAAATCCATCTATATTAGCCATTTTAAAAGTTGGCCTATTCTGTTTTCCATCTGCCGAAAACTCAAAACCGCTATACTCGATAGGCATTGCAACATATTGATTTCCTCTATAAACAATACAATTATTGAAATTTTTACCAGAATGAAATCTTACAACGCCTAAATTATTGTCCACATATATTTCAAATAAATCTACAAAAGAATCTGGATCTAAATTAATTAACGAATTTGTTGAAATGAGATCTGACATATTTATGATATGATTTTTTGAATTTTTCCAAAAATATTTGGTCTATCTGCTTGAGAATAATAAATTGGAGCATCAGTTTGTATTTCAGAAGTATCGAAAAAAGCTTTATTTTTATATTTTGATATTAAATAATCGCAAATTATTCTTTGAGGATTTCCAGTAGATAAACCTGCTATATTTTTATATACTAAAACCTCATATAATTTCATTGTAAAATATGGAGAATAAGAACCATTAGTATTTTTTTTAGCTCCATTTCCTATTAAGATTTCAACATTATTATTATTATTTAAAATAGGTTGACCAGTATTAACACTATATTGTAACACTGTTTTCATTGTAATATTGCCTATTTTTCCATAAGAACCATTAAAATAAAAAGATGTCTTTTCATCGGTTGTAGAATAAAAACCATTAAATAAAATAGAAAATTTATTTTTATTTATTAATTGAGATTTTCCGGAATATTGAGATCTTATATAATCACGATTTGTGATTCTATCAATATCTAAAGTTGAATCTTTACGAAAAAATGTATTAGCAAGACTATTTAAATCTACAAAAGTATCAGAGAACCATTTTATTTGATTTCTACATTCAGGTATTAAATTTGTTTTTTCTTTTTTATATTGCATCTTAAATCCTTTCAAGCCTATTGAATTAAAATAATCTTTAAATGTAGCGTTATCTTGAGCAACTAATGTGGATGGCGTTCTTGTATAAGATATACAATGACTATCAGAAGTTTCAGGAGCTGCCACTTTCCAATCCCAGATATTATTAATAGTAACAAAAGATCCTAATAATATAGTACATTTTTGAGTAGTATCTGGATATTTAATATTACTAAAAGATAAAATATTTCCAGCATAGTTTGTTACTATCGCTGTAATATAATTATTTTCAATATTTGTGTATTGAATTCTTATGACATCTCCAGCGGCAAAAGATTTACCTGATTCTATATTAATAGTTCCAGATGTTCCAGTAAATAATTTTTCTTCTGTAGTATAAGATAAATAATTATCATTGACATCTGTTTCTACTACATAAATATTTAATAAATCTGTCAATGGCTCGTTTATAGAAGCAGTACCACTAGAAGAATCTGATATGGTAGCTTTTAAGAATTTAGAACAATCTACTCCATCATTCATATCTAAATAATATTTATTTAAATTAAGTTCTGAATCTAGAATTGAAGATATAGTTGATGTCCCATTTGTATTTACTGTAAAGTCTTTTATAGCATCACCATTGTTATAAGTAGATGACGTTTCTACAGAGCCTGAAATTAATTTAGTAAATTTTAAATCATTAGACGATGAATATATATTAATACCAGAGCTTGGATTTATATATCCAATATTTACTTCTGATTTATTATTAGCGTCCTGATTTATTTTTATCGCAAACCCACAATCATTTTCGGATTTAATACTAATTTTATGAATACTTTTGCCATCTACAGCCTCTCCTCCATCATTAACAGAACCCTGAAAAAACGAAACGATAGGTTTATAACTTTTTTCACCCAAATCTCCAGGTTTTCCACCTTCTAATTTTAATATTTGAGCAGTAGTTGGAAGCTTTTGGCGAGTGGTATCATCTATTGGCGGCAATTCCTTTACATAGTAAGACGCTACATCATTAGATTCATTAAATGGCATAATTATTTTCCTTGTTTTTTAGGATATTTGGATGCTTGATATTCTACAACTCCAAATAAAACATAATTAGCAGATGGTGATATTTTAGTTGCATTGTTAACAAACGTCTTACCATTATATACACCTGTTCCTTCACCCATTCCTGCGCCAGCTCCTCCATATACTAAATAAGGTTCTGATGGTAAAGGAGTAAAAAAATCATACAAAACTGATGATCCTTTAGTATTAGTGTAATTTATATTTTGACTTAGTTCGGCAGCGTTAAATCTTTGTTTAAAATCTTGAGTATCAGCATTAGATAACTCACCTTGTGGACAAATAGAATCTTTGATTGTAGCGTATTTACCATTATTAACATTTACAATGTCAATAAAATCTATATTATCACCCGCCGCTCCTCCTCCTGCAAATATAGAAGAGCTATCTTTATTAATATTAATAATACCACTGCAATTAATATAAAAACCATTTCTACCTAAATAAGTAATATCTTTTGTTTTATCTCTTACTACGTTTCCACCTTTTCCAATAACTTTTGAATTATAAAAATTCAATGTCACACCAGATGGCATTACTGAATAATCTCCAGTTATTATAAAAACCCCAGTGTCAAAACAATCATCTACTATATTAGGATTCAAAGGTCCATAATTAACATTTTGAAAGTTTATATTTATACCAGAATATAAAGGAAAAGCGACTCCAAATCTTGCATTATTTTCTAAAAATTGATACAAATTAAAACAATTTTCATCAGGCCCAGATATTGTAAATTGTTCAACTTTTCCATCTATTCTTATAGACGGAGGATTTATATTAAAAGACTGCAAATTATTTAAAGTCAAACCACTTATTACCTGATTATTAGTTATTGGAGAATTTAAATTATTTACTCCTGAAGCGAAAACAAAATCTCCACTATTTTTTCCTAAATAATCATAATTATATCCACTTACTCTTACATAATAATCAACTCCTAATTTTAATCCCGTAAAATCCATCGAAAAAAACGAATCATTTGGAGTACCAATGTCGTATAATTGCGTAGAAAGATTTTTATTTACAGCTTTTGAAGAACCTGTAAAATTTCCAACAGAAAAAGCTCCACTTGTAGTTGCTAGTCTACCAGAAAAATCTGTATAATAATAACCAGATTCTGGTATAGTAAATTGAGTTTTCAAACACAATTGATTTAAATCAAAATTATAATAAGGCGCAGCAACACATTTTTTTAAACCGCTTAAAAATTTATTAGGAACATTTTGCCCATCATCATAGTAAAGACCGGAATATATAAAACTTAAATCTGTATCACTAATAATTCCTAAATTTTCGTTTTCTTGAGTAATACTTCGCTGACCTGTATAATAAAAATTATTTGTATACAAATCTTTTGTTGTTAGCGGGACTTTGCAAAGTAAATCGTATACTGCGTATCCCCCAGCAGCGCCAACTTGTTCTATTTCTAACTGATCAATTAGTGCAACAAAATCAACATCTGTATTTTGATCGCTTACCGGATAAACCTTATCTGCACCTAAAGTAAAAGTAATAGGTTTACGTTCTTCATTTTTAATTTTTAATTCTAAAGTCTTAGTAAATCCAATAGGCACAAAATCAAAATTAAATGTTGGAGGAATTAAAGTTGTATTAAAATTTCTATCGTATATATAATCAATTTTCGATTCTATGAATTTGGCTTGAACAGAATGATTGTCTTTAAAATTAATAGTATGACTCCACTGTGGACAATAAAACGATCTTGTTCCCGTAAAAGGAGGAAACATATCATATTGAAACAATTCTACTCCATTGTGATTCTCTAAAAAATGCAAAAGAGCTTTAGCTTCTTTATCCGATCTGTTGTTAAACTGAATATCAAAATTAAAAGTATTAGGATTAATTCCCTCGTTTTGATATAAGTAAAAATTATTCAAGTCATTTTTATTTTTACTTGAATTGAAATTTAAACCTTGAACTAAATCTGGCGAAAAATAAAACTTTTGTGTCCAATGATTCGCAGGATCTATCGAATAAGGACTTATGTTTTTTGACGATACATCTCCGCTATAATAAAAAAAACCATCAGAAGAATTGCTAGATCTAAAAGGAAAAACATAATCATGCTTTTCATAAGACGAAGTGTCAAAATATACATTAGCATTAGAGAAAGGAATCAATTTTTCTTGCCAAGATGTTATTGATGTAAACGGAGACTCAAAAGACAATACAATATTATTAAAATCTACGTTTTCTAAATTATTATTAATTGTGTTTAAATAGTATGGCCTTACTTTTTCATGAGGATAAAACAAACCAATATTTATTGTCTGCATTCCTTGTCCGCTTGGCAATGTGTTTTTAGTATAATAGTTTTGATAAAAATGATTTATTGCTCTAGCCTCGTTGTCTGTTATGCCCTGAAAATTCAAATCAGCTTCGACTAAAATAACATTTTCGCTTTTTCCAAGAATATATTGATAATTATCTTGAAAATTATTTTCATAAAAATTTGCTGTAAAAGTTATTTTTGAACCATAAGTTGGTTTAAAGAAGAAATCTTGCGTCCATACAGCAAAATCATTTTTTCCTTCAACAATAAAAGAAGGACTACTATCATATATAACATTATCAGGGCTATCAGGTCTCGTCCAAAAAACATTTTGACTAGCTGTAAAAAATCTTTGACTACTAAGATAGTAGTATCCTGTTTTTCCAGCTATTGGATTAACTACTGTTTCTATTTTTGGTGATGGAAAAGTATTTGGATCAGTATATGTACCTGCATTTATACCAGTATAATATACAATTTCAAACTCATTAAACAATATGCCAGTTTCATAGTATGGCACATTTGGCATTAATATTCTATAGTCGTTTATAGCTTTCATAAATCTTGGCTACCAACTGCTGCAAAATTAACAAGATAATCAATTGGTCTTATTAAATAAGGATTACTTTGAGTTCCACTTCCAACCCATTCATCGTCCAACCAAGAAGCTAAGTCGCTATAAAAATAATCATGCTCTAAAACCTGATTATCTTCAGCTTTAAAATAAAATTTAAACGCTAAATTTGATGCGATATTATTGTATAAACTAGTAGATTTAAATTTCTCTTTAAAATTCTGATTTACTTTAAATAAACAACCTAATTGATTTTCTCTTCTGTACCAATCTGTTATAGGGGTTCCATCTTCAGTTTTAAGTTGCGATAAAACAATTTTATTATTAGGGAATTTTAGTAAATTAAATTTATAAGTTAAATTATTTTCGCTGAAATCTTTTAAAGACGGAGAATTAGGCAATGTTTCTGTTATAATTGGTTTATAATTCGCATTTAAACGATATATGTTAAACTCAAATAAAATTACATAATAAAAATAAACATCATCATCTGCTGGCGGTTGAGGCGTACTTGTTCCAGTTCCTATATTTATATCTGTAGTATTTGGTTTTATTGAATCTTCAATTTCTGTATTTATTATTGATGTAGGAGGTTTGGCATCAACATTAGTGTTATTTGTTGGAGGATTTACAATATTTGGATTGTTAACCTCCATTGGAATAGTAATAGTAGAACGTTTTTTATTTAAAGCTTGTGTCATTTTTATTTTACTAAATCCAAAATTATCTTCA